GATTACATTTTCTTTAATAGGGTTTGGTACTTTAAGATAGGCAAACTTTATCTTTTCGCCATCTTTGATTGTTTGATACTTACGACCCAAGCCATTAGTCTCAATTTGATTATTGTAGAGTAATGACCCACGAACATGAATAGGTGTACCCTTCCTATAGATGAGTTGGCGGTCTACCCAATTAGTTACATTAGAAACTCCACGAGGGAATGCTACATCCTCTGGCGGTAGAGTGATAAAGTAATCCTTGAACTGCTTAATCGCCTTTTGAGTTGTTGCCTCATCCTGAGTTATGATAACCTTGAACAACTCTTTGAGTGCTTTACGGCAAGATGCGGGAGTAGAAGATTTAACTGCCTCGATACCCATAATCTTGAGTTTAGGTTCTGCGTATTGAACACCCTCGTTATTATGTACGTTTAGTATGTAACGTTTCTTAGCAGTCCAGATACCAGCATCAGCAATAGCTTCACGAGCCATGACCATCTTGTTCTCATAAGCATCCATATACTCAGCTAGGTCGCCATAAGAATTTTCTAACATAGGCTCGAACTGTTCAGAACAGATCTTATCAAGCATCTTTACAGTTTCGGCTTTGGGTAAGTCTTTGAAGTATTTATCGACGAGAGGTTCAAAGTTAATATACAACGAATCAGTATCGATGGCGATAACATAATCTTTATCTTCTCCGATAATCTTGGACATGAACCGATTAACTGCCTGCTCTGCCCACCTGATCGACAACTGACCTGATAGCGTGATACCCTCAGCAATACGCAAGTCAAAGTAACGGAACCAGCGATTACCAATAGCACCATAAAGTGAATTCATCATAATCTTGATAGCCATCTGTTCATTATCGAGAGTGGATATCTTTTTCTCTAGTTGATATACTTCGGTCTTTTTAGTTTTATCAACACCCTCTAGTTCCTGTGTGGCATCTAGCATCTGACGCTTTACTTGTTTCCTGCCAGCATATAGACTACCAACAACCTCAGGAATAACTCCACAAATATCCTTACGATAATGCGAGCCATTTGCTGCCATGGTACAGTCAGGTCGTGCACTTTGAGGTTTACGACTAGCCAAACAAGCATCAACGTTCACCCCCATAGTCGCATCATTTACGATAGTCTCGGGAGACATATTATACTGCATAATCAAGTGAGGGTATAGAGAGTTTAAGTCAAAGGAAACGACCCAAGCATGGCGACCAACCATGGGACTTTTAACAAAACCTCCAGGAAAGTCCGTCTTCATATTTTCTTGTTTGGGCGGTACTGCTGTTTTCTTTTCGTATAGTTCTCGATAGAGGAACGTATCCCAAATACCAGTAGTACCAAACGCATCGCTGTAGTTTACCCCAGCTTTGTACGCCAGAGTCATACACAAGGTGATGAGACCCATCTTATCTTCTAGTCGGTCAACTAGTTCTACGTCTTTGATATTATAGTCAACAAACTTCTGGTGATCGTGTTTATACAGAGTAAAGAGATTACCATACTCCTCATAGGATAACTTGTTTTCTCCCAAAACGACATGGGCAATATGGTCAAGTTTGTATGACTCTTCGGCAGTATAGGTAAACTTCCTATAGAGATCCAAGTAATCTATCTGCTCAACACCTTTGATCTCAAACTTCTGCTCGGTCTTACCTTTGATAGTAACCTTGCGCTCTTCGATTTTACCCCAAGGTGATAGTTTCTTAGCCATATCCTGACCAATCACTTTGGTTATTCGGTTGATCATATAGGTCATATCAAACAGAGTTGAGTTCCAACCAGTAACTACATCTGGCATAAACCGAGCATTAGACCAATGGGTAACAAACTCCATAAGTAATCTGGCTTCGGACTCACACTTCTTGTAGATAACCTGATTGTCCTGCATAATAGACTTAGAGGTATCATAGTCGCCCAGACCCCAAACATAATATATGTTATCGATATTATTCTTAAGAGTAATTGTGATTACTGGGTGATCTGCATATTGAGGTTCAGGGAATCCCTCGTCGGAAGCGACCTCAATATCGATGGTAGTAACATTGATAATGTCACGATTGAACTCAATAGTTCCTGGATACTTTTCCTGAACATACTGAGCAATGTAATTTGTATTGCCATGAATCTTGAAGTTAGAGGTATCCCCATATTGCTGGATAAACTCCCTTGCTTCACGCATTGTATCGAAGTCTATTGGCTTGAGTGGTGCACCTGTTAAGGATTTCCAATCACCGCCTTCAGCTGGGACATATAGGGTTGGTGAGAAACGGACACGTTCGGAATATTTATTCCCATCACGATATCCACGGACAAGTATGTCGTTAGCGAATCTGCTAACTGAGGTGTAGAAAGTATTATTCATCATATGGTGTATTATACCGCAAGTAAGGGTAAAAGTCAAGGGATATTTTAATAAAGTTGGGAGGGAATCTCACCCTCCCCTTTCTTTAGATAGTTAGAGATGGAGCTGAAGCCATTATAATTGTGGCAGGCGCAATCGCCAAAGCAGTGCCAATAATTAAAAGTGCTTCGAACCCAGATCTGATTTTATCATGTTTTGTTTTCATGATTAACTCCAGTAAATTGATTAGTACAATCTACTAGGTTTTCTCTGTCAAAACGTTTAGTCTTGAATAAACGTTTCTTTCTTTGATGCCCCAGTAGATCCGATTTCGATCATTCGGGGACGCTTCTCTTCTGGGATTACTACCTTCAGCTGGACAGCAAGGATTCCATCCTTCAGATCGGCTCCGTGGACTTCGACATACTCAGATATTCTGAAAGAACGATTGAACTTCTTGGCACTAATGCCTTTATGAATGTACTCTCGCCCTCTGTTTTTATGTTCTCCTCGAACAAACAGCGTACGGTCTTTGACTTCAATTTCCAGTTCGTCTTCAGCAAAACCAGCAACAGCCAACTCCACCATATAATTCTCATCATCAACTTTGAGGATGTTATGTGGGGGATAATGATCGTTAGCGTGTCTAGCGACTTTGTCTAATTCGTCGAACAGATGGTCAAACCCAACAAATGCTGAGCGTGGAAATAGTGATTTAACATTGATATTAGTCATGTCTTTTCTCCTTTAGTGTTAAAGCAAGATTAATATGGAACCCGACAACTCGGCATTCCGACTTTATTTATAACATTTCTGTTAATAGATTAGAAAAAAAGAGGGGTATTTAAACCCCTCTAGATGTTAAACTTACTTAGACGCTTTCTTGACGCCAGAAGTAGCTTTAACTTGTTTGGTGTATTTTACACCTCTGTAAGTTAGTTCGTAACTCATCGCATTTCTCCTATTAGGATTATACGATTCTTTTAACGCATGAACCAATGCGGGTCTCTACGTGGACCAAACAATTGCTAGGATTTCTTTTGAGACTTAATCCATTTAGCAGCAATTTTGTTTTCAGGTGGTTTTTTAGACCACACCATAATCTTCTTGTATGCACTCATAGTCCCACGTTCAACGTCTGAACTAGTAGAGTTATCAACAATCGTTAGTCTATCACGGAATAGATTCTGAAATTTACCTATATTCTTTTGTACGTCTTTCCACATATCTTCTACGCTATCGTCTGGTAGAGATCTTGATCTGTTTCTGTTACGCTCAAGGGCAGTATCTAAATCGGTATTTACAAATATCATAGCAACAGCATACCCAACTTTACGAAGCATATCAACCTGTTTCTTGATCTTTGAATAGTCCTTACCAGTACCATCAATCACTAGACCTAGTCTACCTTCAACGGCACGTTCCATCTTTTTACCAGTAAGTGCCTTTGACTTGGCACGTACATCTTGACCTTGAACCGAAAAGATATCTTCTGGATCCATAGTCAATCCAGCTTTCTTTAATCCTTTCTCAAAAGCATCGTCTGAGTTTATTAGTTTAAACCCTAATGCTTGTAATGCGGTCTTACCGACCACAAAAGACTTACCACTTCCTGGACCCCCAGCCAAAAATACTGCCTTGAAAATGGCAGGATCGTTTACTCCTTCTTCGAGGTAAGTCTTAAAACTTAACATTTACTTTACGCCTATGTTGTACTTTGGACAAAGTTCCCAGTCATGTTTTTCTTTATGAGAGATAATCTTAATCTGCCTTAGTGGTGCTTTATTTTCTGCTTGTTCTTCTTCAACAAGATCTAATAAACCCCAGTCAGACAACAAAGTCGCAATGGTGTTTCTCCTTTCTACGTCATTCTCCATAAGGTTACTCGGTTTACCATCCAACA